AGCCTTTGCAGGTAAGCCAGAAGAAAAAGCTGAGTACATACTACATAAAATGGAAGTACTTGTAGCTGAACTACACCTCATATCACTAAAAGAAAAAGGAAAAAAGTAATGGCTAAAAATCTAATGGGTAAAACACGCAGCGTACAGATGCCTTATGCCACCTTCAAAGGTCATGGCCCCTTCGGGCAGACAGAGATGCGCCTACTGAAGGCATACCAAACGCCAGCTAATGAAGCAAAGAGCAAGTACGCAAGGTGGTTGGTGGCTGTAAAGTCAGACATGACACACGGTAGCTATGACATGGGTGACAGCTACATTCGTGAGGCAACGATGGGCCTAACACTGGTGGACTTTTCAGATGCATACGCAGAGCAGTACGGGATTGAAAGAAACATAGAGGAATATATATAATGCATTCGTATTTAATATACCAACGCCCAATGGATAAGCAATTCCAGGATGAGCTGAACGGGTCAGAACTTACACCTAAAAAGAAAGCATACTTCGATCTACACATGATGCCTGACGGTAATGCGGCAGAGGTAGCAGTGGAAAATGCGATATGCCACGACCTATACAAGCCCACCATGCTTATGATCGGACACGCTAAACCTAGTCGCTCTACACTTGAGTACATATTTGCGGAGGGTAATGGTCACGGGACAGGGGAGATAGACAGCCATAGCCTAATGAAGCACAGTAGCATATCAGTAGGTGATCTGGTGGTAAGCTTAGACAACAACACGACGCACGTTTGTATGCCAATGGGATGGCATGAGGTGTGCAACATAACACTTAACCTTAACATAGGAGAATAAGACAATGAAAACATTGTACGTAACAGGTGAACAAATAGATTTTATTATACAAGAGTGCATGACTAGCCTAGAATTTGGGGATTACTTTGACCCCTACAGCTGTTCAGAAAGTACTACAACAGCAACAACTAAGCATCTTGTGGCACTAACTACATTGCTACACGAATGCGTAACACTAAAGGAAGAAGGATAGTATTATGGCAAGAACTAATGAAAGTAAAACAGAAGACAATCCTTGGTCACACACTGAGGTTCATATAAAGTATTATGATGAGCCAACTTCGAGGAGTGTGGGAAGCATGGGTAATAGTCTAGTTGACATAGGGGATTATATGTTAAACCTATTACATGATAACAACGTAGAAACTGTAACACTAAAGAAAGAAGGATAAGATTATGACACGCACCAATGAAAAATTAGCTGAGAAGATAGCCAAGGAAACACCAGTCGTAGACACACGCCCACAGTGGGAGATTGATCGTGAAGAACGTGAGTTGCAACGCAACAATGCTGCACACTTCTTATTGGAGGATCAAATAGAAACAATAAAGACAGTTATCAGAACCATACAAGACGCAGACTTTATGCTTCATGAGTCTTACGAGTTAGGCACAGACGAAATGAAGGCTATCGACAGAGCAGATTGGAAGCTACGCATGGCATTCCCTGAGCTACACGATAGTGTACACAACGACAGAATGGGAGATTAAAACAAAGTGTCTCGTGTTACTATCAGGAAGGTAAACAAAATATACACAGTGTATGATAAGAAAGGTTTTGTAGTGATGATAACGCGAGACAGAAGACTAGCAATACAATTAGCAAAGGGAATAAAATGAACAATAGATACTTCGTTAAGAACATAAGACGTTTAACCAACACACTGCAGGGCAATCCCAGGTTTAAGCTTATCGTTGCTGATGGTCAGGGCAGTACCATCACTATGCATACCAAGCCTGACGCACAGTTTAGCTACACAGTAAGCACAACATGGCTGGACAGGATGATTGAGGCTGACACACATAGCACTAAGCGCATCATGATGATTGACGATGCCAAAGTATCGGAGGTATTCTAGCTGTGTTGGACATAGTGGCGATAGGAATAAACGTATTAGTCTTTGTGTTTATTTTGTTACTAGCTAAATAAATTTTAGGTCTACCCCTTGACGAATAGTTTTGGATACCTAATTAAAAGAATACTAATAGTATTACTTAAAGTATTTTATCATCTCTAATAAGAATAAGATACTAACAGTAGTACTATTAGTATACACTAACACCGTTGCTTTCGTTATTAAAATACTAGGAGTATTACTATGAGTACCAAAGAAACCTTTGACGTAGCTGCTATGATTGAGGATTTGTTTGATCAGATACATGACCTCCAAGATTTTATAAGTTACATTGGTGTAGACGAACAAGACTTTATAAAATGGCAGACAGAAAGAGACAACATAACTTATCACTAGGAGGAATAACAAATGTTAATATATAGAAACAGTCCAGTAACAGGCCGCATAAATTGTATGTCTATAGACGTAACCCAAGATCAGCTTAATGACTGGGAGAGTGGCACTCTAATTCAGAACGCTATGCCTTCACACTTAAGTGCTGACGAGAGAGAGTTTATAATGACTGGGATTATGGCTAGTGAGTGGGATAGTTTACATGATTGATGTAGAAATGTGGGCTATTAAAGATACTAAAGAAGATAAATTAATTGTAACTAAATTTGGTAGGTCTACATGGAAACGTAAGATGAATCCTAATTCAGTTAATATTGTAGGTTACAATAGATATGATTTTGATTGGTCAACTCGACCACCAACTAGGACAGAAAATGCTAAGTACAAGAGATTAAAACCTATTAGAATTAGGGTAACGGAGATTACAGATGATTAAAGCAACATACCTAGATCACATGGGTACTGACCTATCAGTGGTGAACGCAGCAAGGGTTAGCTTCAACAAGATAAGCAGATGGGAGCTTACTGATTGGCGTGACAGTGATGACTACGCTAGAAAAGAAGTACTAAATGATAGCGACACCAAGCTAATCAACTACCTAGCCAAGCATAAACATACCTCACCCTTTGGTCATTGCTTTGCATCCTTCCACATCAAGGCACCTGTGTTTGTAGCACGACAGCTAGTCAAGCATAAGTTTCTGCGTTGGAATGAGATCAGTCGTAGGTACGTGGGCGATACCCCAGAGTTTTATCGCCCAGAGGTATGGCGTAGTAAAGCACAGGATAAGAAGCAAGGCAGTGGCCCAGCGTTAGAAGATCAACAAAATATACACATTGCTACAACACAACGTATAGTTGCTATGTTGTATGGTAGCCTGTTAGAGAGAGGGGTTTGTGAGGAGCAAGCAAGAATGGTGTTGCCACAAAACACCATGACTGAGTGGTACTGGTCAGGTAGCCTTGATGCCTTCGCTGATATGTGCAATCTTAGGTGTGCAGGTGACACACAACTAGAGACTAGGCTAGTAGCTAATGATATATGTAACAGTATGAAGGAGCTATACCCTGTGTCATGGTTTGCATTGAGATTAGAGAAATGATTAGACCTATGACAGAAGATGAACGCAAGGCAGCACATGAGCGTGACAAAAACAATAACTGGCGTAAGTGTGTCAGTTGTGGTAATGCAAGTAAGTCTACGTGGTGTTCATTTTGTTTGGAGGAAGAATAATGTTTACAGTAGAGTTTGAATCCGATGCAGCAGTTATCACTACGCTAGATCAGAACGACAACTTTGAAGATGTAGAGATGGTGATTGCCGACAATGGTATTGTATACATGAGACAGTACGATGAGAAGATGGATGACTATCAGATGTTATTCATGAGCTATCAACAGTTCACTGACATCGTTGCTTCTCATAGAAGACCAGAAGGTATGTACAAGATAGCTAAGGAGAAAGACCAATGATGGAGCTAGCACTAATAAGAACCCTTATGGACAAGGAGTTCTACGATAACAACAAGGGTATCCGATGCCCTGATGAGTTGTTCAGTAAGGATGTGCGTAAGATCAAGCAGACACTAGACTACGCTATGACTACGTATGAACGCAGCCTGACTACCTCTGAGCTTGAGGCTTTGTTCTTTGCTAACAACAGCACTATGACTACGGCAAACAAGCAAGTGTACAACGATCTGTTCAAGCGTGTATCCCGTGAAGAAACCATGAACAAAGAGATAGCTAGTGAGGTACTGTCTAAACTATTCCAACAGGTACTAGGTAACAAGCTGGCTAACATAGGGTTCGACTATGTTAATGGGTCACTGGATAGCCTTGAGCCTGTACGTAATCTATTGCAGACATATCAGGATGACTTCACACCTAACCTTAAGTTAGAGTTTGGTAACATTGAGATTGATCACCTACTCAAGGCCAATGACATTCAATCCCAATGGAAGTTCAACATCCCTAGCTTAGGTAGGAACGTTGAGGGTATCAGTGGTGGTCACCTGATCATCGTAGGGGCACGGCCCAACACAGGCAAGACATCCTTCCATGCGTCACTGATAGGTGCGCCGGGTGGCTTTGCTTCTCAGGGTGCTAAGTGCTTGGTGCTATGTAATGAGGAGGCATATGAACGGGTGGGCGCACGTTACCTAAGTGCAGCTACATCTCTGTCTATGGAGGAGGTCAAGGGTAACTACGCCTTAGCTGCGTCACGCTATGAGCCAGTGCGTAAGCAGATAGAACTGTATGATAGTACAGGTAAGGACATGGGATGGGTTGAGGCTATCATCAAGGCCTACAAGCCTGACATTGTAGTGTTGGATATGGGTGATAAGTTTGCCGTTAAGAACAGCGACAAGTCAGATGTCTATCTTAAGAACGCTGCTATCCATGCACGTAACATAGCTAAGCAGTACGACTGTGCTATCATATGGATGTCACAGCTATCAGCTGATGCAGAAGGTAAGATCAATGTAGACCAATCAATGCTAGAGGGTAGTAAGACAGGCAAGGCAGCAGAGGCTGACCTTATGGTACTGATATCTAAGAACCCTGTGCTTGATGTATCCGATGATGATGCAGATGATTCACAAAGGTACTTGATCATTGCAAAGAATAAGCTTAAGGGTGGATGGCACGGTAAGATTACGTGCGAGTTAGATGGGGCTAGGGCACAGTACTTAGCATAGAGAGGAGCGACAATGGAATTAGTTCTTGATGTAGAGAATACTGTAACACATAGGGGTGGCAAGATGCACCTCGATCCTTTCGAGGAAACCAATAAGCTTGTGCAAGTAGGTGTACAGGAAGTTGTGTCAGGTAAGCAAGACATCTATAACTTTGATCACGTTGAAGCGCAAGACTATGATGGGTCACAGGCCAAGCTACTACAAACTAAGTTGGATGCAACTACCATGTTGATACTACACAATGCACAGCATGACATGCCGTGGCTATGGGAGAGTGGCTTCAAGTATAGTGGTGCTATATACGACACTATGCTAGCCGAATACGTCTTGATGCGGGGCAACCACATGGAGGTCACACCTACTGGTTCCTACAAGAAGAAGTCCATTAGCCTAGAGAACTGTGCACTACGCCGTAACCTAGACTTCCAGAAGGATGGCACACTCAAGGCCTACTTCAAGGAAGGGTTCAACACTAACGAGATACCTTTAGTGGAGCTTACGTATTACCTGCAGTGTGACCTGTCTTCCACTCGTGCATTGTATGTAGCATTGCAGGAGGACTACGCTAAGCCTGACTCAGAATCTCTTATCAACATACGTGACATAACATTCAAGGTATGCCTTAGCTTATCTCGTATGTATTCCTCTGGCCTCAAGGTAGACTTGAAGGCACTGGAATCTGTGCGTACTGAGTTCGAGACAGAGAAGGCTGAGATAGAGGGACGCCTACAGATAAAGGTTCGTAAGCTTATGGGTGATACTCCTATCAACCTCAACAGCCCTGAGCAGATGTCACAGGTTGTGTTCTCACGCAGCATGGTTAACAAGAAAGAGTGGGCTGGCCTGTTCGACTTCACTAAGACAGACAAGGAGTACAGGGATGCAGTGTTTGCTAACAGCACACAAGTCCGTAAAACTACAGCGTTTACCTGCCCTGACTGCAATGGTACAGGCAGTGTGTATCGTATCAAGAAGGATGGCACAAAGTTCTCACGCCCTAACAAGTGTAAGTCATGCGACTCACGGGGCTACCAGCTAAGGAAGTCCAATGAGTTAGCTGGGCTAGGCTTCATGCCACCCAATAAGAAGTGGGTCAGTGCCAATGGCTTTAGTACAGGTAAGGACAATCTATCTACACTCATGACCACAGCTAAGGCTAACAACATGGACAG